CACAGAGATCTTTTTCAAAGAACTGGCAAATGTCAGATGATGTTGAAGTTGAGAAAGTAGATTTTGAAGATGGTCTATTAACAATCACTCTGAAAAAAGAACTACCAGAAAAACAAAAGAGGAAGAAACATTTTTAAATAAACATGGGCACTTGACGGTGCCCTTTTTTGATGTTATACTATAGTGTAAAATAAAATCACCATGGCAATTCAAGTTATTACATTAAGAACTGGTGAGAGGATCATTACTGATTTAAAAGAAATCTTTGATGGTCCTAAAGATAACCAGAAAGGTGTTTGTCTCATGATGGAAGAACCATATGTTCTTGACATGGTGGGTGACACTCCTCAGTATCTTGCTGAGGAATATCAAATGGAATACAAGGTTAAGTTCAGTAAGTGGAATCCATATTCTACTGATTGGCAGTTTAAACTACCATATGATTGTGTTATGACAATCAGTGAACCAGAACCAAATCTAAAAAAGAACTACGAAAGTAAAATCGCACAAAAAAAGGAATTAGAAGATGACACAAGAACCACTAAAAACTAATCATAGTGTACGTGTGGTAACATTAACCACTGCTGAACGTGTACTTTGTTTGTTTGGTGACATTCGTGAAGAAGAAGATGGTAAAGTTGTAGGGTATCGTATGCTCTATCCTTTCATTCTTTCTCTAGGAGATCCTAATGATGATGGAACTATTCCTATTCAGTATTCACGTTTCTGTCCATACTCTCCTATCGAAGAACATCGTTTAGGTGGAGAACATATCATAAGTGTTGTGTTCCCTGACACTGGTATTCTTGATAACTATGTTGCCAAGTTAAAAGAATTTGGTATGACAGAAGAACAAATTTTTTATCCTGAGGAGACTAATGGAGATAACAGCGAACCTGCTGAAACTGCAGAGTGAATGGATCATCGCTCAGGTTGAACCAGTAGATGGTGAAACTCTACCTGGCGATCCTGATGTTTGGCTAGTTGAACCTTATGTGGTAGACTATGAAGGTCAACTATGCCCATGGGCAGAACACTCATCTGAACGTGAGTTCAATGTTAGATCTTCTGACTTATTGGTAGTGACTAATCCAAGCAAGTCAATACTTGCTCGTTATATTGAATGTCTTGAATGAAGTTTTACACTAGTGTAGAGCAAGCAGGCAATCGTCTGCTCGTACGTGGTTATGAAAATGGCAATCGTTTCAGCGTCAGGGTTCCTTTTAACCCTACGCTGTATTTGCCTACAAAAAATTATTCTGAATGGAAAACACTAGAAGGAGAATGTGTAGAACCACATAAGTTTGGTTCTATATCTGAAGCAAAAGAATTTGTAAAACAGTATAAAGAAGTTCCTGATTTTGAAATCTATGGCAACTCTCGTTTCTTGTATCAATACATTGCTGAGAAACATCCTGAGTTTATAAAATTTGATAGCAGTAAAATTCGTGTCTTTACTATTGACATTGAGACTGCTGCTGAAAATGGTTTTCCTGACATCGAAAGTGCTGATCAGGAAATTCTTGCTATTAGTATTAAAGATAGTTTTTCTGGTCGTATCACAGTTTGGGGTGCTCGTCCATTTGATAACAAAGATCCCATGGTGGATTACATGCATTTCAGATCGGAAGAAAGCATGTTGGGAGCATTCCTTGAATATTGGCAAGCAAATTATCCTGATGTAATTACAGGATGGAACGTACAGTTGTTTGATATGCCATACATCAACAACCGTATTAATCGTATCATGGGTGAAAAGTTTACTAAACTTCTTTCTCCATGGAAATTAGTTTCTAGTCGTGAAATTTTTATTAAGGGTAGAAAACAATTTGCTATCGATACTCTTGGTATTTCTACTCTTGATTACCTAGAGTTGTATAAAAAGTTTACCTATACAAACCAAGAGAGTTATCGACTTGATCATATTTGTAATGTAGAATTGGGTGAGAAGAAACTAGATCACTCTGAGTATGATACCTTTAAAGAGTTCTATGAGAACAACTGGCAAAAGTTTATTGAGTACAACATCCATGACGTTCGTCTAGTTGACAAACTAGATGACAAGATGAAATTGATTGAACTTGCATACACTATGGCATATGATGCCAAAGTAAATTATGAAGACGTGTTTAGTCAAGTTCGTATGTGGGACAACTACATTTATAATGAACTACTAAAACGTAAGATTGCAATACCTCCTAAAAAAGAGGCAACTAAATCTGAGAAATATGCAGGTGCTTATGTCAAAGAACCAATTCCTGGTTTCTATGACTGGGTGGTCTCATTTGACCTTAATAGTCTGTACCCTCATCTTATTATGCAGTATAATATTTCTCCAGAAACTTTACAGGATACCAGACACTCAACTGCAACCGTTGATAAAATTCTTGAAAAGCAAGTAGAGATTGATGGTGAGTTTGCTGTTTGTGCTAATGGTGCACAGTACAGTAAGGATGAGCATGGATTTCTTCCTGAGATGATGCAGAAGATGTATGATAGTCGTGTCATTTTTAAGAAAAAGATGATTGAGGCAAAGAAACAGTATGAAAAAACTCCTACTGTTGAACTCATGAAAGAGATTGCGAGATGTAACAATATTCAGATGGCAAAAAAGATCTCTTTGAACTCTGCTTATGGTGCAATCGGTAACGAGCACTTTCGTTATTATCGTCTTGCAAATGCTGAAGCTATTACATTATCAGGTCAGGTATCTATCCGATGGATTGAGAACAAGATGAATGGTTACCTAAATAAACTACTCTCTACAAATAAGGAGGATTATGTCATTGCATCCGACACTGACAGCATCTATCTTAATCTCGGACCTCTTGTTAATAAATTTTTTAGTAATAAGTCTGGCGACAAAACAGCAATTGTTTCCTTACTTGACAAGATCTGTCAAGAAAAATTGGAACCTTTTATTGAACGTTCGTATCAAGAACTTGCGTCGTATGTTTCAGCGTACGAACAAAAAATGAGTATGAAGCGTGAGAATATCGCAGACAGAGGTATATGGACAGCAAAGAAGAGATACATATTAAACGTATGGGACTCAGAAGGAGTTAGATACAAAGAACCCAAGATGAAAATCATGGGTCTAGAAACTGCAAGGAGTTCTACTCCTGCATATTTTAGGGATAAACTATATGCAGCATTTAAAATTATTATCGGCAAGACAAATGATGAACTTATCAATTTTATCAATGTTGTCCGAACAGAAACCAAAGAGCGACCCTACGAGGAAGTCGCCTTTCCCAGAGGAGTTAACAACCTTGCCAAGTACCGTCACCCAACGGAGATCTATCAAAAAGGAACACCCATTGCAGTAAGGGGTGCTTTGTTATATAATCATTATGTAAAGAAATACAATATAGAAAACAAACACCCTCTCATTCAAGAAGGTGAGAAGATCAAGTTCATGTATCTCAAGACACCAAACCCACTCCACGAGAACATTATCAGTTTCTTTGGTGAGTTGCCGAAGGAGTTTGGTATTCAAAAGTATGTTGACTATCAAACACAATTTGAAAAGAGTTTCTTGGAACCTTTAAAAAATGTGCTACAATGTATAGGGTGGCAACATGAAAAAACAATTTCAATTAGCAGTTTTTTTGAATAATTATGTACAATTTTATGAGGATTAATTAATGGGATTTCTTGATACCGTAATTAAAGATAGTGGAAATGAGTTTGCTGGTTTAGTTAGTGAAGGAGTTGCTGCAGGTGATATTACCAATTACGTTGACACTGGCAGTTATATTTTCAATGCTTTAGTAAGTGGTTCTTTGTATGGAGGTCTTCCTGCCAACAAAGTTACTGCACTTGCAGGAGAGAGTAGCACAGGTAAAACATTTTTTGCCTTAAGTGTTGTTCGTAATTTTTTAGAAGCAAATCCTAAAGCAGGAGTTATATACTTCGAGACAGAATCTGCTATCTCAAAAGAGATGATTGAGTCTCGTGGTATTGATAGTAAACGTATGGTTCTGTTTCCTGTAGCTACTATTGAAGAGTTTAGAACACAGGCATGTAGAATACTTGACAAGTATCTTAAGGAACCTAAGGACAAACGTGAACCTATGATGTTTGTCCTTGACAGTCTTGGTATGTTATCTACATCTAAAGAGATGGAAGATGTTGCTAACGATAAACAAGTTCGTGACATGACTAAATCACAACTAATC